CCACTTTGTTGATAGTTTCCAATTTTTAATTTACACTGTGGTGTAAAATATGCACCAATATGTTTTGTCCAATCTTCTGTGCTACCACTACGCCATCCTTGTACTTTAGATTTCATATGAGTAAAAGTTGGAAAGTCTACAGTTGGGTTTGTTGCTTGTTCTACTACATCTAACATTTTCATTGCCATTGCATACACAACATCTGCACTTAAAAATTCTTGCTTTGGCAACACCAATGAAGAATCTCTATAATATTCCCAACGTCTAAATATGTCTTCAACTACATCAAAATATTCGTTGACCATATCTGATTTTTTATTAAAGTAAAAAAATCCTGTGTATACATTTGGTAGTAAGTTAGGCCCAAACGTTTTTCTATAATGACGATCAACAACTGTATCACCTCTATAAGTTTTAACTTTTGTGGTTGCTAACATATCCCATTGTGTTAAATGATCCCACCAATGGCTTACGTCAGACATGAACAACATATCAGTATCCAGTATCACTGTTTGCTCATATGGTGTACAATGGTAGTATTTCCACTTATTGTTTATTTTCCAATTGGCCATTTCTGCATCATCTCTGAACGGAAGCTCAATAATTTCGTCAAATGCCCACTGATAGTGTTTTGGTACATCTTCCTTGTTTATCACCGCTACAGAGACGTTATTGACGCCTTTTTGCGTGTGTTTAATGCTGAGAGCAAGTGCATAAGCCATACGTACATAATCAACAGTTTTACCGTCACTGTCTTTTGTGTTCTGTGCTATTACTAGATATCCTTGCTTCATTATATTACCTTATTATAAATTTGTCTCCAATTGTCAACTTTTTCAACACCTGTATGATCTTGATTTGAATTGTAAGACTGTTTCATTAAAAATGTTTTGATTCCTATATCTGCACCAGCAATTGCGTTTGACCATTTGTCTTCTACCCAAACAGCACCACTGCCTCGCCATTGTGATAACCAATAACCTTTTGGTTGCATGAAAGGAATAATGTCTACTTGAGTAAAGACATCTGGCATTAAGTTTTCTATGTTCTGTTTTCTCAATGCATTGGCATATGGATCAGTACCCATTGATGTACAACCATATATTTTCCATCCCATATTCTTTAGTTCAGTTAATACTTCTACTGAATCTTTCCATGGTTTTAAAAAACCAATCCATGCTGTGTTGTTAAATTCTTTTATAATCTTTCCTGTTTCTTCGCCTTGTGCAAACACTGTTGGATCAAATAGCTCTTGTCCAGGATAATAATGATCTAAGTAATCATTAAACTGTGATTGCCAATCAAGTACAACACCGTCTATGTCTGTTAATAAAATTTTATTCACCATACATCTCCACTATTTTTTTACTCTGTCGTACAATTGAATATTTGTTCATTACATGGACATTGACGTTATCAGTACGTGCTGGTATAAATTTTCCAGGCTCACTTGTTTTTTCTAATAAAAATGATAGTGATCCTTTTGAATTGATATTATGTAATTCATCATAATCTAATGTGTGTTGTAAAAAGTCTACAGGTAAGTGTTTTACCAATCCACTTTTTGTAAAGCCATTAAACATATGGACAGCAATACTAAATGCATGATCATTTCTAAAGTTGTATGATGTTATACCATACATGGTTTTAAAATAAGGATAATTTGTTTTAATTGCTTCTAGTAAATTAAAAAATATTTCAGTCTCTTCAGATTTTCTAAAGTAAAAAGCAGTTGCCCAATAAAAGTCAATACCAAAATCATCTACTCTATCAAAGTTTGTGTCGTGTCTTCCTGCAAGTAAATCAAAACTCTTTCTGTTTATTAATAAATCTTCTTTGTGATTCCACACAGCATTTAAACTATCATTACAAATTAAATAATCAACATCAATCACAAGTGTTTCATCATATGGAGTTTCTGTGTATACTGTTGATCTATTGATGTTATAAAATTGTAATAAGTTTACGGTGTGTCTTGTATCTCTATATCTTTTGTTGTTGTCTACTCTGCGTCTTTTAACAACTTTAATGTTTTCAAATGTATTATCAATTATATTTTTATCCCAAGTATCATTCATATGACGCACTGTTCCTTCGTCAGTAATCAAGGTAATAGCATCAACACCCATGTGATGTTTGATCATTGTAGCATTGGCAATGGCTACACTTCCATAATCAATTTCTGCATTGTTATGGGCAAATAATACTATGCCTTGACTCATGCTGGTTCTACTAGTTTAGCAGTTCGTCTTTTGGTTTGCATTTCACTGTATTGTTTGTGATAATCATTTGTTACTTCAAAGTATCTTGAAGTGATCTCAGTTAAGAAAGATTTTAAATCATCAATCTTAATTGGATTTTCATTCACATCTAACAATACTATTTCTTCATATCCTTGTTGCACAAAAGTTCCAACGAAAGCAATAAGCTCTTGTGTTACTTTAAATGTGCCACCTTGAGTAGAATATGATAATAATGCTTCACTTTTGTTTTTGAGAATTTGCTTTTGATTAAAGAATGTTTGTCTATAATTGGCAAATTCTAATGCTTTGTGTAAGCGATCGTCTGTCATAATAACCCTCCATATTTTTAAATTATACTTGAAAAATGGTTGTATGTCAAACGAAAAGTCAAAAAAATAGGGCGTTGCCGCCCTATTTTGTAATTTAATATTAAATTAGTTGTTATGCACTAACTTCAGTTGTTGTTGAGAACGATGGGTTAGCAACTTGTACAATAGAGCCGTTATCTGCTCTTAATGTAGTAATTGTGCTTGTTAATGTTCCATCAACTGTGTCTGTACCAGTCCAACCAGCACCTTCGTTTGGAGCACTACCTAAGCCGCCACCAGTGTAGTTACCAGTTGCCGCCGCATGGTCATCTTTGAAGTAAACTGTGAAAGTTAATACAGTTGCTGAGCCATAAGCCGCATCTGCTTTTGCTTCAATTGTCCAATCGTTTGCTGAGTATGATCCAGCGCCTGTTGCCGTAAAAATTTGTTGATTTGATGCTGTTAGATCATCAAATCCAACTGCCGCCGCTGTTCCGCCTGAACCTGTGTAAGTAGTTGCACCTTCGGCAAACTTAACTGTACCTGCGTTTGATAACAAGTTAGTCCAGTCAGTGTTTTGATCAGTTGATGAACCACCTGAACGTGATCCAGCAAATCTAATTTCACCGCCCGAGTTAAAAAAGAATCTCGCCGCGTTTGCTGAAGCAAATGTCACTGTAAAAATGTGCTGTACAGTTGTACCCCAAGAAGTTGTTCTTGTTGAAGTTACACCTGTGTCAGTTGCCATGTTTGAAGCATCTGCTGTTAGTTTGTTTGTTGTAATTAATGTGATATCAGCTTCTAAATTTGATAACGGTAAAATGTTTCCACCTGATGCTACTGTGTTTGACGCATTTGTCAATGTAGTACCTTGGTGATTAGCACCTTTCTGTAAACCAGAAAGCAAACTGTTCCATTGTGCCGCTGTAATAGTGTCTCCAGCTGAGATTGTCGCGATTTCACTCAATCCGTAGCCACTGTCATTAGAGCCAGTACCAATAATTGTGTTTACATTTGTAGCGAACGTGTTATATTCACTAGATGTAATTGTATCACCTTGTTGGTATGCCATAATTATTTCTCTCCTATTGCAATAGTTTTATTTTTAGCCTTGTTTTGAGTCTTGCTAAGGAGACTTTTATTGTTTGTATTGCTCATACAAACAAAACTTGTTAATTCTAATGCTGTAATTGTTCTTGTTGATAAATTCATATTTTTATCCGTATACAGCCAATTTGTTAAATGTTCTCCAACCTGCACCATTGTACATTAATGAAATTTGTTGTGCAGTTTGATTTAATGTTAAATCTGATGCCGCTCCGTCAATCGTGTTACCGTTTCTAGCAATAGTACAAGTGTTTGAACCCCATTGATGATGTGAGTCAACAACTGTTATTACATCACCTGCTGATGGTCCTGCTGGTAGTGTAACTGTTACTGGAGCACCTGTTGTGTTAACACCTAGTTGCGTTCCTACGTTACCTGTACCTACTGTACCTGATGTTGATATAATCTGGAAGTTTCTTGATGCGTTAACAATAGTTGTTGTTCCCGAAGTACTTAAACTATCTGCTTCAACACCTTCTGAAATTAAATTATCTTGGACGTTAGCACCACGTATCAATGTACCTGCTGTTGACGTTTCTGTTCCTGACACAGTAATTTTTGCTGTAAAACTATCATAAATTGCTTGTGCAGTTGAACCTGCACTATTTGGGTTAGCAAAACTAAAGTGTGCTGGAGACCAAACTTGAATAATATCTTTTGTTGTTCCATCACCTTTGGTTAAAACTTGTGCAATAACTTCAACAGTGTTTGGCGCCGCATAACCATTTGCGTTTGCGACAGTGTCATCAACTTGTGTTATAGTTAATGTAATTACTTCTGATGAAGAGCTTTCTGATGCTGTTGCCAACTGCTTGTAGCCACTACCTGTGCCGTCTGAGTTAACATTTAATTGTCCTGTTGTTGTATTGAACCATAATGCTCCAATTGTGTTTTGATGTGGGTATGTAGTACCTACATGTACTGTAATTGGATGCCATTGTGTTGATGAGTTATAAACTTTTAATGATTGATTTGTTGTGTCCCAAAACAGTTGTCCTTCTAATGGACTTGTTGGTTCATTACCTATTGTGTTAGCACTATTTTCTAAAATTTTTACAAAGTCTTCTGCTATGAGCTCACCATATCCAGTGAAGTTTTTACCTATTAATGTTATACCACCGACTGCCGCAGTAGTACCGTTGTTAACGGTTGATACAACTGACCCTCTAGTGTTATTTACTGTATATGACATACTTTATGCTCTCCTTATGCTCTTTGTAAGCAATAATATATACTACCTACTTTATATTTATAATATTACTACAATTTTAGTACAAAAAGCAAGAGAATTATTGCAATTGAACTCTAATTGTATATACAATCTCAATCACCCTATTTAAGCTCTTTTGCACAGGGTGGAATATCACGTGTGTAAGCAAATATTCTTGACTTATACCACCTGAATTGTATGCGTATATTCCTAACTCATCAAATATAAAATCTGTTGATGAATCTGATTGTGCTACGTCTGTTGTGGCTTGCGTTGATGGCTCACCAAAGTCTAACGTACATGTTATCTGTAAATCTGTGTATGAACTTGAACTTGTAATGATACTAACATTGTTTTTACTATCTGTACTTGCACTTTGTCCAATTAATTTTTCATATGTTTTGTTGTATAAACCTGCTGAATCATCTCTAATAGTACCTGTATTAGTAGTTTTATAGTTAATTGCTCCAGTGTTCAATACATCTGATCCACCATTACCAAAACCCATATGGTAGATACCGTTGTTTTCTGTTTGCCAATATGATAAGGCGTTAGCAATAACAAAAGCCATATTACCAAAGTGAATTGCGTTACGTTTGTTTACTAATTCTTCGCCAGTTTTGGCATCACGAATCAGCAAGTGTCCTTGCATCTTCACTCTAGCACCCTCATCAACGTGCTGTTCTTGTTGTTTGTCTATATCTTTGTTCATGTTTTTTTCCATATTAACTTATATTATATTTATGTATGTTATAAACTACCCATATATTGATGTATTTAAGTATGTAACCCAACCAGATCCGTTCCATAAAAACCCAACACTTTGACCATTTGCGCCAAGCACTAGATTTGCTGTTCCGCCGTTGATTGTATTACCGTTTCGGTCAACAGTTAAATTATTTGTTCCAAAATAATGTCCAGCATCAACAATTAATATTGATTGTCCCAATGATGCTGTTGATGGAAGTGATGTTGTTAGTGGACTACCGTTAGTATTAAATCCGTATTGTTCACCTGCGGTTAATGTTGTACTATTAGTACTAGTAACATTAAATGCTTTCTGCGGATCAATTTGCCATTTAAAACTTGTTGATGGATGATCGTAATATAAAACTTTTCCGTTATCGCCTGCTGACACTGTAGCAACATCTGTTAATGCTGTTAGTGTTGCAGTAAATGAATCTGCTTTCCATTTGAATGTTGCTGATGAATGATCATAGTATAAAATTTTTCCGTCATCGCTTGACGATGCATTGTCAACATCTACCAAAGATGTTAAACTTGCACTGGCAATTCTTCCATCTGCTCTGGCATTGGTGTAGTATAAGTTTGATCCTTCTGGTAAACTGCCTGTGTTTAATGCACCTATTCTTGCATCTACCCTTGCGTCAGTATAATATTTGTTTGAGCCTTCTGGTAAATTTGTTGTTGTTTTAGTTGCAAGTCTTGTGTCAAAATCTGCATTGGCTAATGTTGAGCTGTAAAATTTATTTGTAGTACCTTCAGCAAGATCATCTAGTGTTTTTGTTGCAAGTAAATTTGAAAAATTAGAACTGAATCCTCCTGATAAATCAGCAGTGTCTAATGCTTTAAGTTCAACTTTGCCTGTTGCATTATTGTAAAATAAAAATTTACCATCATTACTGCCTATCCATTGTGTTTGTTCAAACTTATCACGAAACGTTGTGTAATCAAGAAAGTTATCATCTAATTGATCATAAGTTAATGCTGTTCCTAAACTTCTTCTAAATGTTATAGCCATTATCTCTGCCTCCAAGATGCACCATCATAGATCAAAGTTAATATTCCATTTGATGGATTTGAAGTTAAAGTAACATCACTTGCTGTACCGTCAATGTTATTACCGTTTCTAGCAATTACTAAATTATTTGTTGCAAAATTTTCTGCACCATTTGTGAATCTTATTGTGTCGCCAGCGGCTGGAGATGCTGGCAATGTTGCTGTTACTACTCCGCCAGTGGTATCAACCATATAGTTGACTGCCGCATCGGCATTGTAACTAGATGTTCGTACTTGAAAGTTTCCTTGAATATAGGCACTAGCATACAAAGTATCAACAAATGATTTTGTAACTAATGCATTTATTCTAGCGTCTGCTCTAGCATTTGTAAAATATTGATTTGCTGATCCTTCATTCACTTCATCTGAATCAACTGTGGCATATTCAAGTGCTGTAGCACCACTGTTCATTCTTAAAATTTGTTTGGTTGTTCCTTTTGTTGAAGGGAATTGGTATGTGCCGTCTCCTCCAACATGAGTGAAGTTTGCGTCAAGCTCTGTTTGGGTTAATGCTGACCCTTTAACTAATCTTTTTGTAATTGCCATAATTTCTACCTATTCCTTAATATTTATCATTCCACATAATCCTCAGGCGTTACATAATCACCTATTACATAATCTACTATGTTTTCACTATTTGTTAGGTAATTTGCTTGTTCTGTGGTACTATCTACTAGTATTACGCCTGTATCGTTCCAAAAGCCTTTTGTACCAGCATTTGGTATATGAGTATCTCCACTGTATACTTCCGTTGCTGTTGCATGATCTTGTATGGTTGTTCCATGTGTTCCACGTACAATATCACTCAACACATTACCATTAACTTTGCTGTATTCGATTCTTTCAGTACCAATCCATAATACACCAGGTTTATCAGTTACTTTGTTATCAATTTCATTTCCAACTTGTTTTGGTGTTGGTAATTTAGTTGCATCAGAAACTGTTATTGTGTTTGATGTTTGGTATATTGCTCCATTTAGTGTTGTATGATCATCTGTTGAACTTGGTGTACCTGAATTATCAATAAATTTATCTCTCAAATATTCAACGGTACCATATGGAGTATAATGTACTTTGTATTGTGCAAAGTCACCACTGCCTACATAATTTGGTGCTGACCCAGTTACACCTTCATATGATTTAACTGTGATCATTAATGACTCTCTTGGAGTAACTGGTGCAAGTTCTTCTGGATAAGGATCATGCTGTGGTCTTGCAAATCCTGCCGAGTCAAGTTGTGACTGTACTAGTATCCATTTACCAGCATCATAATCAGTTTTAAATCCTGTTGCTGAATTTGTAGAAGTGTGATCTATATTTGTATAATAAATTAAATCATCAATCAAGTCCCAACGTGATGTTTGTAGTATCGTTTCACTTGTTAAATTTTTGTGTGTTACATTTGCAACATAAACTTTATTGTCATGTTTTACAATGTCACCAACTGTGTAACTTGTTGCGGCCGACCATGCTGTAAAGTGAGCCAAGTCATTGTGTTTGACAAACGTATCTTTTGTGTATGCAATATTTACTGCCCAAACATTTGACGTTTGAACAAATTTCGAATCATACCAATTTTGTAATGAATTAAAATCATATCCCATTGTAGGATTTGATCCAACTGCTGTTGCGTCCCAATCTAAACTGTCCCAAGCAAAAGTTGTTAGCTCTTGTCCAATTCTATCTCTGTTAACTTTAAAGCCAATTGATTGAAGATCTAAATCTTTATAGTATCCAATATTATCTGCAAGTGTAGAAACAAAAGAACTTACTGCTGTTACATTTGCTGTATCTAATGTGGCAAGTTCTGTCGCATAATAATATTTGGCTAACCTATCAACTTGTGTAGATATCGGAGTTGCTGATTTCACAGCATTAATTTTTGCAACATCAGTTGGTTCGGTTGTTGGTTCAAAATTTATGTGTTGCCATTTACCAGATTGTACATCATTAACAAATACTCCAGCAGTGTGATTTTCATTACACTGCCATGTACCACCGTTGTATTTTACTTTTACTCCTGCTGTGTATGCCGCACTAGTTGTCCATGCATTAATAATATTAATAGTTGGTGATACTAATGTTATTGACGTGCTTATTCTATCAAATGCTAATTTGGTATTAACTTTTGGTGTTGGATTTACAGTTTGTAAAGTATTTGAATTCAATGTATAATCACTTGAGTTGGTAAAATCACTCATAGCCATATTGGCATTTTCTCTTACAGGTGATTTTTTACTTAAGAAGTTTCTAATTTTAGAACGATATGGTTTTGCTTCTTCAATGTATGATTTAACATCATCAAATGGATCTTTTTCAAATGATGCTTTTTGTGTTAATGCTGTGTCTTGTTGAATAACGTTCATATATGTTGACTTAAATAACCAATCAACATGTGTTTGTTCACTATTAACGTATCTAATCATAGCAAACAATAAAACATTTTGATATTTTAGATTTTGTGAAATTAATACATTGTCTTTTAATGCTTTGATATAAGCACGAAGTTCTGTTGCCATTGCTGTTGAATCTGATTCAGTGTAAACTGTTGTTTTTAATTTTGCTGTTGCTGTTTGTAAACCAATTCTTACTAGTGATAAATTTGTTGAGTCATAAGTTGTTGATGTACCTGTTAAGAAATCAGCATCAGTGTATTGCCATAATTCCCACTTTGAATTATATCCATTGTTAACTTTTACAACATCATTTTCAGATAATACACTAGTATCTATATCAGTATAGTAATCAACAATACGATCTATTACTGTGTCGTCACTGTATGAAGTATTATAATACCAGTTTGTTTTTTCATAGTAGTTTGCAGTTGTTAATGTATCATTCCATCCAAAATGATTTACATCAAGATTTAATAACGTTGTTATAGAATTTAATGCTTCGTGTAAAACTTTTCTAGCATTTTTTGAATTTTTATACCAACTTTGTCTTGGTCTTACTTTGTTACCATATCTATCATGTAGTGATAATGACATATCTGGAACAGTGTTTCCTAATTTGTCGAAACCAACCAAACTATCAATCATCTTATTCCAAATTTGATCTTGTATTGGTGCATTTGGATAATTTTCTTTAATTAACAACCATTGTGCATGTTTAGAATTTGTTTTATCATTTGAATTACGTTTTCTGTAATTTAATTGTAGCACAGTGTTTTCTTTTGTGGTGTAATCTAATACATTTGCAATTGAAATTGCATTTTGTGAAATTGGTGCAAAATAATTTAATCCTTGTATAATTGGTGATGTAATAACACTAGCCACTGTTGCTGTATCTTGTGTTCTACTTGGTAATGCAGGAACCGTTGTAACATTTTTAACCCAATAATAATATGTTATTGTTTGTGCCAGTGTGGATGTATTTGTTTCAGTTTTTGTGACATAATCAGTTGTTGATTTAACTGTGCCAGTACCTGTATAGTTTGTTGGTGATGTTGTTGAAGATACCCATTCATAAATGTCAATTGTTGCTCCTGGAAATAATCTACCCCAATATGTTCTACGATAAGCATTGTCATGCGATTCATAATCAATATATCTTACTGTTGATAAATCCCACCATACTTGACCAACATATTCTTCCATCCATGGTTTGCTGGTACTGATTTGATTTGTATCAGAATGATTGTTATATATTGCTGGATCAATTTCAGATTTATATTTTATTTCTCTATCTGCTGTTGGAGGTAATATATCTTTTGCAGGATCATATGGTACCAGTGATAACTCAACCTTGTTTGTTCTGTCATCATACAATACTGCTTGTTCAAATTGGTCAGTAACAACTTTATCTGATTGTCTACGTTTTGTATTTGCAAAATAACTTGCTGTAGTCTGAGTAGCATCACTATAATCAACACCACTATGCAGTATCCATGTTCCGCCATATGCTGGAGATACTGCTGTTGACTCTGTGCCACGTATTGTATTATATGTTGATATGATTGATGAATTTGCTGTAAATCTATACACACCCCACTTACCAGTTGAGTCATCATCTAACCAAACAAGATCACCTTCTGACCACACTGATGAATTTAAAGTTGTTGCTGTTAAAAAGTTTTGTAATGTATTACTTACAGTTGTCGATATAGTTGCTGTGTCTAATACATTATTTAATCTTATATCTTTCCAATCAAATAATTGTATGCCACTTGAATTAATTGTTGTGTTATCTGCTTTGGTCACAAACTCTGGAGTGCCATCTACTTTAGTAATATCATATTGTTTTGTTGTGTAGTTAAGAGCAATATTAACATTACCAGTCGTTGCAGACGATACAGAAACATTTGCTCTAACAGTTACATTTGAATTGTCAGTTACCGACCCACTTGCTGAAATGTTTGACGAAGCAACTGATTGTAAGTTAGTAGTTGGAATAGTATACAATGTTGTTGCAGTTGATCCGTCCCATGATTCAATAACCACTGATGGTGCTGTACCATCCCATGCTGTAGTTACGTTAGCAGTTAAAGTTCCAAGTGCATGGACCTTAGTTAGTTGGTTATTTAAATTTATTATATAATTTGATTTTGTGTCTTTTATAGTAATACTACCTGTTGCTGTTGATGTAATACCTGAACTGAATCCTTGATTAAGGAAACTCAATGCATTATACGTTGGCACACTAACAGCAGTTATAGTACCACTGCCAACAGTTATTTCACTAGTTGGTATTGTAATACTTGATCCATTTGATTTTATAATAACTATTGCTGGTGCTTGATAATTGGTACCACCACTCGTTATAACTAAATCTTTTATTTCACCAAACACACCGCCAGTTCCTGATCCAGTAAACGTAAATGTTGGTGCTGTATAATCTGTTCCTAATACTTTTACTGTTCCAGTAGAATTTTTAACACTAAATCCATTTGGTGCCGCAGAATAATTTGAACCACCACTGTTAAGAGTTAATGATGTCGGAGCACCTGCATTTTCACTAGCCACTGTTGCTGAAGCACCACTGCCAGATGTTCCAGTAAATGTGATTACATCTCCTACAGCAAAACCAGTACCGCCTGACGATGAAACTGAATTAACTGTTCCAGCAATATTGCCTACTGCTAGAGAAGCCCCTGATCCTGCTACATTACCAAATGGAATAGTTACTGTAGACTCTGATCCAGCGGCTGGGTTCAATGTTAATGTGTGTGTACCCCATGCTGTTGGGTCAATCACCAGTGTTCCACTGCTGTCGTATGTTTTATGTAATATAATTTTTTTACTTGAACCAAGTATTGATCCAGTACCGTCTACAGTGATTTTCATGGCCGTGTTGGCATCACCAAACGATATTACATTATCAATCTTTGTTCCAATATCATATAACTTGTAAACGTTCCAATCTTTACCACCCTCAACATCTTTGGCTACCCACGCAGTTGAACCCACAGCAACATTACCTGTCTGTGTGTTATAAACATTGTCAAGTGCTGTCGAATCATATGCTTGGTACGTTGAGTCACTCCAGTGTACGTAACCTGCTGATGGTATGTTTGAACTTACTGTTGATGTAGTTGGCCATAAATTGGCAAGTGTTTTTTCGCCTGTTGGTTTTTTCAACCAACGAGTTGTGTCATCGATATCAATAGTTACAATTTCATCAGTTGTGATATCATAACCACTTGGTGTTACATTGTCTGTTGGTAAAACAAATTCAAATAACAATGGATCAGTTACAACATCTTTGGCTTGTAATTTTAATTCAATTTGTTGGTTAAATGCTGTTGATCCAAATTCGCCAACTTTAAATGCCCACTCTTCAAAAGTATCAAACGATTGATCTGTGCTTACTGTTGTTGAACGTAACAATCTATCGATAGCATTTGTTGTACCTTTTTGTTTAATCATACCTTGATATAATTTAACTTGATTACGTTTTGATATACCAAGATTGGTTAGATAATCTCTTTCTTGATATCCAATTACATGCATTGCCGAATCTCTAAAATCAGTATCGACTTTTTCAGCATCAATATCATATAAGAAACGTGTGTCGTTTACAGATTTTTCAAAATTATTAATTAGTGATGTTCCATTTATTATGAAACCATCTGCTTCAAGTTTTCCGTTCCATTTACCAGTTCTTACTGTAGAAATTTTAACACGTGGTTGTCGTTGTGCTAATAATGTATTGTAAATGGTATCATTAAAGATAGTGCTGTTGTTTATTGTAATAGTGTGTTCTGTTTCTTTTACAAACAATCTTAAGCCATATATACCAATTCCGCTTTTGTGAGAAATTGTAACTTCTCCACTTTCTCTAATAACAGAAATTTTATTTGTATCAAGACCAAACCCTTCTTTATTGATAACACTATAAGAGCCATTTACTATTTCTGATAAACTTTGAACTACTCCTGTTTTTGGTTTAAATTTTAATTGTGAAGCACTTGGACTTAATGTAACAAAATCACCTTGTTTCCATGTACCTAGACTCCAAAACAAAAATTCTTTAGCAGAATAATTCCAGTTTAATTGTTCTCCTAAATCAGAATTGTGAACATCAAACATCCAACCATTTTCTTCTAAAAATTTACCATAACCAGCAAGAACATCATATACTTCTTGACGTGTTTTAAATACTGTCCCGTAGTCAACATCATATGATTGACTGTAATCGTACTGTGCGTAATTCTTTACTTCTGTTCCACCCTGTTGTGGAAGCACAGATATTTTTCTCCAATATGCTTCATTGGGTGCTGTGTCTGATGATAAAGCAGTGTGAGGAACTGTACATTGAAAGTAAACATCAAGGTACTCAACTACTTCATTTTTGTGATACATTATACCTGTAGTATACTGTGCTGGTGATATATCAACTCCGCCAACTCTTACAGAATAACCTGAACTGTTTGCCAACGGTTTGTATATTTTAAAGAACGGATTTGTAACGTCATAGCCATAAAGTTTATATCCGCCATCAACTGTCTGAACAATCACAGCACTGTACGATGCTTCTTGAATACTAGCACCACTATACAAATTAACATTAATATCTTCTGGTGGAATAATAATGTTTGTGCTTCTACTTGTAGAATCATATGCTTCTGATTCTATTTTTAATTTTGTTGTATCAATAAATCCACCACATCTATACATTAAGTTAGATTGAATATTTCTAATCACATTACCAAATGTAGTGTTTATTTGGTTTCCTTTTGATATTACATAATCAGATATAAAGTTTTGTACACCTGATCTTAAATATCTAGTATTTGAAGCATCTACTTCTGTGTGTACATAGTAATTAATATTATTGGCTCTCTTACCTGTTGATAAATCTATAGTTTGATTTTTATCTACATCAGCAGTTGTAATATTTTTTATGTTCCACTGTTTCTCAACATACGACCCAGGATTAGTTAGATATAATAAAGTTTGTAAAGCATACGGATATACCAATGATGTAACAAACGCATGTTCTACCGGAGCACCATCTCCAAACACCCAATCTTTTTGAGCATTGTACTCAGTTGGATTAGAACTAATAATACCGATGTCTAATGGACTTAATAAATTACCACTACCATCTACTGGAACATAAGAACTAAAGCCAGGCTTCTTATAAACATTGTCTGAGTTAAGATATGATCTGTCTGAATAGTTTTCTCTAATACCCGAACGAATAATTCCTTGTTCAATATCAGATATTAGTTGTGTTCTAATAGAAGGATTATTCCAAGTGTAATATTGATCCCACCAAATTGGTTTTTGTGAAAAGCCTAGCATTTCCCATGGATGTGTGTGAGGACGATCAGTACCATAGTACCAACGATATATGCCTCTCCAGTGTCCTGGTAATGCTTCTCCATTTTGGTCTACAAGTGATGAATAATTTAATACTTTCCAATTAGTAGTAATGTTATCTGCTTTCCTTCCAATGCCACTTGATAACCCAAGTATAACTTCATTAATTTCAAAACCATCAACAACACCAGAAACAGTAACAGTGTTAGTATCAGTACTGACAGCAGTAACTTTACCTATTGCTCCACTTGTTGCTCCTCTTACAGTTTCGCCAACTGTAAATTTTTGAGGAATAGTACTTGTTGCTGGAACATAGCCAGACGCTACATAACTTGATAAAACATAATTAGCATTTGCTTGTAATGTTACTGTAACTGCATAGCCTGTGTTTTCACGATAATCAATTGCGTTTTCACTTGCCCATCTGCTGAACATTGGACGTAACAAATCATTTACTTCTTTTCTTGACCACGATGTTGGATTAAATTTATTTGGTATAACACTGTTTATATCATATAACGGTAGTTGATCTTGATCTGATGTTCTATGAAGCAGTGTGTTATAAATTCTTTTTTCTAATTCTAGTAAGGCAGAATCTCTTGAGTCGTTGTATTTTAAAACTAATGACCCGTCATGACATTGTATGTAATTTCTAGTTCCACTTGAGTATGTTGTAGAATCAGTAAGTTCACTAGGCTTATATATTTTGCTAATTCCTAACGATGCCGGAGTTGGAGGAATCCAAGTTGGTTGTCTAGTTTCATAATAACGAATAGTGATGACATCATTTATTTGTGGTTTATCACTAGGACGACCTAAGAAAATAATCTTTGTTCCATTTGATGATGTATCAACAATGTATTCATGATTCATAATCAGCTGAACATTATTTTTATAAATGTACAATGCTTTAGTGTCATAATCAGTATCAGCATCAAATGTGCTAGAAATTGATAATCCTGGTTCTGTATTGAAAATTTCTTGTGTAACAGCATTAAGATTTAAAAAAGTACTTTGTCCGCCCCATGTTCTGTTTGTTGAGGTTATGGTATGACTTTCAGATATAAATCTATCTCCGCTGGCTACTAAATTTGAATATGCATAAGGGCTAGATAAATCTTTTGCTACGTTTAAAGTAGTTAGTGTTTGATCTACTACTTGAGGAATAGATAAAGAGTTTATAGCATTTGTGTTCTGTATATTGTTTACTGTGTTTAAAAATTTTAACTGAAATTCTTGATATCTATCTTTAGTATATCTTAATGATTCTAATATATCAAGATCTGCATTGTTTGTGATTGCCATTGTTTTTAATAATGGAGTATCATGATGTAAAATAACTGAACCTAAACTTATGTCTTGTGATGTATCTCTGTAATTATTATTACCATTTACAGCCCCTGTAAATCCTATTTGATTTTGAATAATAGATTTAAAATGTTCAAACAATTCACTATATGTTGCTGTGCCAAGCTCTTGGTTTGAAGCATTGTTTTCTAAGTTTTTTGGTATTTCAAAATAGTTGATAGACTTAAGAGGTTTTGGATTTGTTGTTTTATAAAATATTTTAACAAAATCACCAACAACCAATGCTGTTGTAAAACTGATGTTCACACTGTTTGATAAAGTGTAGTCAGTTCCAAACACTTGCTTGTCACCATTTTTATAAATTTCAATATCAAGAACTGACGATGGTATCACTTCAATAATAATATTATCGTTGATATTTTGACTATTGACTGTATGTTCTTGTATTAATTTTTGAGATAGTTTTCTGCTAGGATCAACCACCCATTCATTTTTGTAATTTGTTTCTGTTGCGGCATCTAGTGTAGTAACTGCGTTGTCAATGATTACAAACTGTCCACCCATGTTATTGTGAACTCCACAATGATAATATAACTTGTCTGGCGCATTTGCAGGAACCGTAAACTTTAATGTAGATGATGATCCACTATAGTGTGATCTTGATCCTGAAATACCTCCAGTATATTCTCCGGTGTATGCTCCTGACGACCAAGCCGTGCCAGTTGAAATATAAAATGGATGATTGGCATTTGAATATCCTGCTGTAGATGATTCAGGTGAATTAAAATTAAAGTTGTATGTATTGCCTCTAACTAAGATTAATGCTGGTGCTTCTTGACCATTGATAAAGTATTTGTTTATGTCTTGATTGGATCTGCTTGGATTAACATTTACTTCATAATCAATAATTTTAGCAATTGTTTCTGGATGTGTAAACTGTTTATAATAGTTGTATCCAGTGATATTGTTACTGCCGTAAGTGTAAGAATCTTCATTTAAAAAATTACAAAACTGTATATCACTCTTATCAACACCTGCTGAATAAGATAATGGAAATCCTAGCTCTGTATCATTTGTACCTGTACTTTCTTTGTAACCAAATATTTTTGATCCAGCAAAGTCTGACGAAGGATATAGTCCAACATCATTTAATGGATTTTTATCATTGTCATATAAATTATACAATGGTGCTTGATTAGATTTTATTTTTTTCTGTGCTTCATTCCAGTTATAGCCATCATAGTACCATTCAGATCCTTTGTGTACAGAACCTGTTTTAACATAAATTTTATCATTTATATTAACATTTGATGTAAGTTGTGTTAATACTATACTAGATCCAACACCAGAAACTTTCCATATGGTTGCTCCAATGTTAAATGTTGTACTTGATATATCCCATCCTACATCACCACCAGTTCCACCACCACCGCCAGTTGATACATCTGAATCAGTATCGTGATCCCATAATACACTGTTGCCATCCCATTGTACATAGTCGTCTTGACTTGAAGCATTTGTAAATAAAATTGTATCTTCGTTTTGTATAGCATGTCCGTCAATACTAATTGCAGACTGGCCTTCTATTTGTGTTTTAGTTAACAATGATTCAATAACAGTTACATCAGTTAAATGATTATAACCATAATCGTATAATTCAATATCACGTTTAAATTCTAAAATTGGTCTTAAAGCACGTCTTTCAGATGATCTTGTAAATGCTGATGTGGCTGATGCAATCTGTACATCAAATGATGTCATGTCCCAAGCCGTGTCGTCCCATAATTGATCTGTTTGTGAAGTTGTAGTAACTGATGGATAATTTTCCAGTGTATCTTTATGCACCCAACCATTTGATTTTGACCAAAGGTTACCATCTTTAGCACCACGTTGTATTGTTATATAATCTTTTACAGCCGCAGTACTGTCACTAACATTTCTTAATGTTCTTGTGTCAACAAGTTTAATTTCAGAACCAACACCTTCAACAAAGTATGTTATTTCTTTTCTTGTTGTTGTAGCACTTATGATTCCGCTACTACCAGCCGAGCTTGTAATAGTAGGAGTGTTTGGTATATCACCGTCATTGAGTGTTGACGATATGATTTCGATGCTAGTGATTTCTCCACTGCCGCCAACTGTTGTCACCTTACCAACTGTTTTACCAGTGATTAAAATATTATCACCAATTGCATATCCTGTTCCTGCTGTGTCAATACTTAAAGAATTTATTGTGTAATAATATTGATAACTCGAACCTGTAACATTTGATCCTTCAAATCTAACGTGAAGTCCATTTGTGAAAACTGTGCCATCAGGTGCTGTGTATGTTTTTTCTCCAACTATGTCAGTTGGTAGTGTTATACTTTTTGCAAGTGATCCGTCAACTGGTTTAGAAGGAATTGTAGAAAATATTCCTCCTGATTCAGCAGATAAATCATCAGCATACGGATACCAATAGTAGTTTGAATAGTTTAAATATTTGTCAATGTCAATTGGCTGAGCATATGAATAATATTTAGATTCAAACAGTCTTGAATGATCATTAACATTTCCTCCATCAAATCTAATTTTGTTTACTAAATCTTCGTATGTAGTTTGATATGAAATTTCTTGTGTGTCAGCATCTCTTACAATTGCTGTTGGTTCTAATTGATAATATGTTCTACCAAATGTTGATTCAGGCAAATATGCATCTTTAGTAGTGTTTAATAATCTACCTTGACGCTGTCCAACAAAGCCACGTTCAAATGTACTGTCTTCGTTTTTGAACCACTGATCAACTGTGGAATCAAAAAAGTTTTTTAACCTTGTTGATTGTAGAACGTATGGTAATTGTTTTGAGGCTACAAATTGTTCAGCCATTGTCTACGACCCCTTTTTTAAATTCTGATCAGTAAATGAATTAATAATTTCTATATCGTCAACTGTAGCAGTAGAATAAAATAATTCATTTGGTTCACTTGTAATTTCAAATAAATCACCAAATATTGATTCTGCATCTTTACCAACAATTACAACAGAACTAATCTGAGTTGACAGTTGACTGTGAATAAATGCACATAGTTCTGTATAGTAAAAACTTTCACCATAAGTCCAGTTATTGATATCAAAAAATGATCTAATAGATGATAAAACTCTAGATTTTATTTCGTTGTCAGTAATTGTTGCTCCGGCAGATTTAATAACTTTAAATGTTCCTTGTAGTGTCGAGTCTGCTGTTGTGCCAAAAAGTTTTTTAAATTTTCCAGGGGTGTAAATTAATTGATCACCTATTGCTTTGTATGGATTCAATGATGTTGCAAACAGTGTATTAAGAGATTCAACACTTGGTTCTGTTGGAAATAAATCAGCAGTTCTGTTGTTTGCTGTCCATTCTAAAACATTATCATAGTAATCAGATGTTAATACAATAAGTTCAACTATGTTTGATACACTTGGATCTACTCTTTGATCTCTTGGAGCAGTATGCTTCCATTGGAAGAAAATTGGATTAGATGTTCCATTTTCTGTTTTATAAGAACGACCAATATTGGATCTATAAATTGTTGTACCAATAGTTGCTGTATACTCACCTTGTTGTCCTGTTGTTGTAACCAATGTTCCTGCATTGTAAAACTTTTTAGTTGTTGTTAAAAATTCAATACCTGAATTTGTTAATACTGTAACTGGAGTAACTGATGATGATAATTTATAATATGTGTAACCATCAAACTCAACATAACTTTCAAAGAAAATATAATTTTTAGTGTTAGAAGTATCATATATCAAATCGTCCATTGCTAGTGGATAATCCGGCATGCCATCTTCGTCTGCATCATAAGGTGCAATTTTAACTTTTCTATTATCAATGTAACCATCTTGTTCTGTGAAATTGTCAACCACTGCTAATTGAATTGCTTCTGGAAGTCTACCACCAAGTTCTGGAGATGTTAATGTAACAGTTGCTGATGTGTATCCTGAACCAACTTGAATTGGTGTAATTGAAATTACTGATCCGTTATGAACTGTTGCTACTGCTTCTGCTCCTGTTCCGTCGCCAGTAATTGTTACGTTTGGTGGAGTTGTGTAGTTTGCCCCAACTGCTGTCATTGTATATGAATTAATTGCTCCAACACTAATAGTTGCTGTTGCTGTTGCGCCAGTTCCTTTTTCAAGTGCTGTGTTAACGTCTGCTAGTATATCAATTCTATCTTGTACACTTAAACCTGTATTTGTATCTAATGTTTTGTAATCTTTTACAAAGAAAAATCTTACATCATCTGATGATTGGAATACATAATCTAAACCTCTTGCTGTCAATGTAAATTTAGCATTTGTGTTTGCGCCTTTTTCTGTAAACTGAGATCTTATCAACCAACTTGAATCATTGCTTATACCAGGTGAACCACCCCCAATTGGATTATTGATACTTGAAAACTCGCCAGCAGTATTAATATTTGTGTTGTTAATAACATACCACCCTTCCGCTTTAGATGTTGTATCATAATAATTATAACCAAGGCCAAATGTTGTTAATGTAGTAGTTGATGACGTTAGTTGGGCTAAAAGTGTTGCTCTTTCTGTTGTGCTAAATTCTGTTCTGATATGAGGTACAACTGATCTAAGAATGTATCCTGCAGGTATTGTTTCTGTTAATTGTATAGGACCAGTTGATAACCCTGTTGGATTACCGTTTGACGCTACACTCTTTACAGTTGCCCAAATAATTTTTGTTGCGTTGCTGTATTGATTAACAAACTCGAGTTTTGAACCTTTTCTAATATATCCGTGTTTGTTTGTAGAAGCTCCTGTTGCCACCAAACGATTTGTACCTGTGTTTTCTGTAGTAAAGTAACCATTAAAGCTCGATGATGCTGTTGGTAGTGTTCTCCAATATGCAGAGTTTACTCCTGTTGATTCAAACTTGAATGTTTCAGATCCCGATGGTATGTTTAATTCAATATCTTTTTTATATGTATCAAAATAAAAATTCTTTATTTGTTGAGTTTGGATCATTTTTTCAATTTCGTCAACAACTTTTTCATATGAACTATTATCTAAAACTGTTACAACTTTTTCTGTTGTGTTTGGCGATTTGTAAGCAATACCATCTTCACCTATGCAATTAACATTTGCAACTGTGCCAGTTGGGTCTTGAATATCAACAAATCTTGAATGACCTGCATGTGTTTTGTTTAGTGCTTTGATTTTTTGTATTCCATCAACCTTTGTTAAAGGAAATACATTGTAATCTTCTGCGGTAATCATTCTGTCTTGAGTATAGTAAGACTGACCTGCGTTTAATTTAATGTCGTCGGCTGATTCTCTTGATGCTGAATTAGTAATTGTATAATTTAAACCAAATGTCAATGACAAATCAAAATTTTGATTTGTTTTGTTTATATAACCAAAACTTATACTTTTATTTTGAATATCTTGTGCTGTTACCACTTCACCTTTTAAGGAACTAGATCTATACCATACACGGTATAGTCCAACTGGAATATTACCAAAATCTCCATCAGCAAACTGTATAGATATCTGATCATTTAATTTTGTTTTTACTTCAAATATATTTCTTTCACTTAATGCTAAACTGTTGTATATTACGCTTTGTCCTGATAGTGTAGGAACTTTTTTCCAATTGGCTTGTGTTAAACCAATTGAACTAATTTCTTGCACCCATACATCTGTATTATTGATGTCGTTAACATTGATATCAACTGTTCTGTCTTGTACCGGTTGATCGAAATTATAATCTTGGAATTCTATTCCACCTTCTTTCATGTACATAAAAAATCCAGTGTTTTCACTAGCAAAGCCTTTGCCATCATTTTTATAAATTGTAGTAAAAGAATTTAAAGGATTTGGTGATGATTCTTCAATAAAGCCTGCTGTGTTAAATCTTGCAGGAACAATTTCAAATGTATAGTTTTCACCATTAACTTTTGAATTGAATGGATATGATACTTGTACATTTTTAACATTATTAAAATTATAAAGATCATTAGTTAAATTGTTGATAGTCTGTGATTGTGTTGGTTTACCAAACTGATTAGAATCTGATATTGACGAATTTAATACTAAAATAAATTGTTCAAACCAATTTGGATTATTCAAATCATTCCAACGAACTTCTACATTGCTTAAATTATTACCTGCTGAATCTACTACTGGCTCGCTTGTTTTTATTGCTGTAAGTTTTACAAGTCCTCGTGCTGTAGAATTACGTGCTGGCTTGTAGCTCAACATATTTGCTAATCGTAAAATAGATTCTCTTCTTGATGCTGTGTCAATAAAATTTTCTCTTGAATTTAAATCAATTCTGAAAGATAAACTTTGTCCTAGGTATGCCAACAAATCAATGATAGCAATAAATTCTGATGAGTTAATATAATCATTGTATTCTTCTGGATAATTTCTTGCAACATAGTTAAGCATCGACTGCCTAATAGTATCGAAGTCATATGATTGAAAATCTGCATCTTGAAAACTTCTATAAATTACTTTCCAGTCTTCTGCCGCAAATAAGTTTGATTGTCTAATTAATTGTCCCATTAATAACCTCCGCCTCCGCTAGAACCACCGCCGCCGCTACTTGATCCGCCAGTTGATCCACTTGTGCCAGATGATAGTCCACCGCTTCCAGACACAGCGCCTGCTTGGCTTACGTTAAATTCTATTGTCATTTGTTCTACCATGTTTTGTGGAACCAATAGCAAAGTTACATCTAATCTTATTCCGTGTTCAAAACCTATAACATCAACTTGTTGTAAACTAACTCTAGGATCAGATCCTACAATATCTTTAGCATCTTGTTCAACAATCTGTTTTGTGGTTTCGTCCAAAGGCTCGTAGAGGTAATCCCAAATTATACTACCAAATTTTGGCATCATAACTCTTTCACCTCTAGCAGTCATAAAATGATTATAAATGTCTTGTTTAATAAGATCGGCATCATATAATACACCATTACGAGCATTTGGATTGTTAGAACTAAATCCGCGATATGTTTTTGATGTTACATAGTTACTGTTGGGAGTTGATACGTTTGACGGAGAGACTACTTGCATTCCATTCCCTGTAGAACTATTGTATGATGTTGGTGTACTGTATGCCATCTTTATCCTTTAACTGCTACGTTATTAATATTTATGTATAAAGATAAATGCGTATATAATAATAAGCCATTAAAACAACATAAATAACTTTGTTATGAAAATTAAAGACATAGACGAAACATTTAGTGGGTCAATTGCTACTGGTATGGGCAACGGAAACGGGTTCAAATCTGGTGGAATTGGTATGATTGCTCGTAAAAAGAAAAAACCAAAAACTGAGGACGCACAGATTGGTGGAAAAATCAGCAATACCAACAAAAGATACGGTCCTGTAAAAGGTCCTAAATTTACTGCTGGTGCTGGCATGAAAAATGCTACATATCCACCCAAATCAAAGTAAATCAGTTTAACAGCATATATAACGTAAATCAATAAATACGTATGTAGGTGTATTAAACAATGAAAAAATATGATCAGTACATAGCCGCAGATAGAATAGACGCTCATTTGCATGATAATGATATACACTATCTGACTGGAGAAATTGCTAATGAAAACGTTACTGAAACTATTAAATGGATAATGTCAGCCAATTTAAATAGAAAACCTAAAAAAACATTAAAACTATACATTAATTCCATTGGTGGAGATCTGTATGAATCATTTGCATTAATTGATGTAATGAAAAACAGTTACCATCATATTTCAACTATTGGTATAGGTGCTGTTATGAGTGCAGGACTATTGGTATTTGCTAGTGGTAAACAGGGCGAAAGATATATTGGCAAGAACACAGGCATAATGAATCATCAACATTCAGATGCAATGGAATCTAAGATGCATGACATGAGATCACAAATGAAAGAAAACAACAACTGCGAAATGCGTTGTTTAAACATACTGCGTGAAGCAACTGGATATAGTTTAGCAGATGTTCGTAAAAAATTAAACACACCAAGTGATCAATACTTTACAGCCAAACAGATGATTGACCACAAACTGGCCGATCATATTCTATAAAACATTTGATTTTCAAAAGAAATGGTAGTATAATAAGCATATGATCAATGTGATTACAAGTGGGTGCAGTTTCACTTACAACTCAGAAATGACTTGGGTTGGTAAGTTAGAAGAACTTTGGCAAGTTCATAATGTGGCTTCATGTGCCGCAGGCCAAGATTACATTTCAAGACAAGCAATAACAAAATTAGAACAATTAAAAGGTCAACGTAACATTTTAATCTGTCAATGGAGTGGCATACATAGACGTGCATTTTTAAGTGATCACAATTTTGGATTAGAAGAAGGATCACCATATGTAGATAAATCACAATACGGTTATTGGATTAAAAACGGAGGCAACGGTGTTGACAGCAAGGTTTCAGATAATGATGCTGTCGAAAAACATCTCTTTGATCCTTACAGAAAAATTTACAACGAACAACAAAGTGCTATTGAAAGTTTAGAACACATAGCAAAAACACAATGGTATTGCAAACTTAATCATATACCAATGTTAAACTTTTGGTGGAAAGATGAATTATCAAACATGGATGTAGATATATCATTAGTTGATTGGAAACAATTTTGGTTTCATAAAAAAACAGGTGGCATGGCAGAATGGTGTATAGATGAAATGTGGGATCCAGGTTTTGCTGATGGCAACCATCCTACAAAAGAACACCATGATAAATTTGCTGAAGATATTATTATACCGCGGATTGAAAAATTATTACTATGACTTCATTAATCATTGGACAATATGTTAAAGAAGAATCAATAAGCCAATTTGTTGATATTGGCGAACATTATGAATTAGCCTTTTATGGCAGTGATATTGATTATCCTTTTATAAAACATGACGTTTGGAATCATGGTGTACCTAATGCAATCAAAATGGGTGGTAAAAAACTAGCAATATGTTATATGCGTGAACCTGCATTTGCACATGACGAACATGTAGAAAAACAAATACTGTTAGGACACGATTTAGTTGACTATCATACTGTTGATCCAAAAAGCATTTATTATTTTTACTCAACAGATTTAGGTAAAGAAACACACAAAGTAATTGCCAAGAAACATAATTTAAAACTAAAACCATTTAATATAATTACGTTTCCGTATTATGAAGTTGATGCATACAGAAAAATTATTGAACAAAAAGTATGTGACCACGTTACTCCACAAGAAGCCAAAACCAAAAATGCTGTAAGAACTTTTTTATCATTAAATGGTAAACCTGATAAGTTTATGAGAATCAAACAAGTTGCACTTTATTGGCAACGTAGATTAATGAACAAGGGGTTAGTCACTCTTACAAGAACAGAAGAAGATGAACGACACTTTCCATTTCTAAAAGATTACTATCCGCATGTATCAGACATATTGTCAGAAAAAGATTTTGAAAAATTTTGCAAACATTGGCCACACCCATTAGATAAAGATAATGTTGATCAAGGCTTATATGGTAAACACTTTAGTGGATATCCATTTGATAAAAAATTATTTGCTGATACCTATCTAAGTGTTGTGTCCGAAACACACAGTGGTGCACACAATTGCAATCCACAGTTCTTTCCAACTGAAAAAACTTACAAAGCAATTATTAATAGTCATCCTTTTATAATGTTGTCAACACAGTATTACTTGAAAGAATTACAAGCACAAGGATACAAAACGTTTGCACCATACATAGATGAATCGTATGATCAAGAACCTGATGCATATAAGAGAATGAATTTGGCAATTGACCAAGTAGAAAAATTATGCAAGGATGGAGTTCCTGTTGATATGTTACAAACTGCTGTATACAATTACGCACATCTACAGAGTCGTGTGCTAACACACATAGAACTAGTAAAAGGATTGATGCAATGAAAATGTTATACAACAGTTATCCTTACTGGAGATATACTCCAAGTAATAATGGAGAAAGAGAAGGATTATTTGTAGGTGACCCGCTACCATTAATGATTGCACACAGTCCTCAATATCATACTTGCAAAGAAAATAACAAGCCGTGTGCATTTGTTATCGAAGAGCTTACTGAATCAGACTTACCAGGACCTTCGCTAGAAGATGACTTGCCTGTTTTTGAAATGCTACACAAACGTTTACAAGATAACAACATAGATCAAAATGATGTACACATCATTATGCCGAGCATAAATTTTAATGAACAATATAATAGATGGTGCAACAAAAGTAATCAATCATATGTTATAAAAAATAGATACACATATCCATTTTATTTTTTGACACTGCAACGCAAGTACGAATATGTAAAAGAGTTTAATTATAATCGTAATAAACATTTGATGAGTTTAAATGGTGCGGCGAAACCTATGCGTGTAGACTTTGTAAATTTTTGTAAAGAAAATAGACTAATGGACAATTATATTAGTTTAGTTAACGTATATAATACAACTAATGAAAAAGTTGAGTCTATAACACTAGATATAGAAGTAGACGATTTGGTTAAAGATGATAAAATAGTTCCAAAAGATTTAATGTCCAACAGTTGGTTGAATATAATCAACGAAACACACGAAGATGATACTGTATTCTTTACAGAAAAAACATGGAAGCCAATATTAAATTTACAATTGTTTTTATATTACGGAGTTGGCGACCCATCTGCATACTACAAAGCATTGGAATCATATGGATTTAAATTGTATGATGAAATATTTGATTATTCAAATAATACCAAAGATGAAATACTAAAATTTTGTAACACACCATTGGATCAAATTGCAGTTGATGTAAAAGCAGTAGAAGAAAAAATGCTTCACAATCAACAGTTAGCACTTGACACTGATTGGCAAACCAAGTATCATAAGGTTATATATGAACAGATATCTAATAACATCAGGATGTAGTTTTACAGCTCATGCTGTTGAACCAAACATTGCTTGGCCAAATCATATTAAAGATTGGCAGGTAATTAACTGTGCAGAAATGGCCAGTGGTAATGGTTTGATTAGTAGAAACTTAATTGCTACTGTTCCTCATTATGTTGACAATAACCCAACTGTAGCAGTGATGTGGTCAAATCCAAATCGTTTTGAATTGTTTTACAATCAACAATCAAACAATTATGATAGAATTTACAAAGACATGAAAGGTAATGGTGGATTTCAAAATCAACCATACACAGGCAAATGGCAAACA